AAATAAAACACTCAATATTGCTCTCGCTGGCACTGGTGTTGGTAAATCTTTGTTTATGTGTCATGTCGCAAGTAGTGTTCTACTCGAAGGTAAGAACGTATTATACATCACGCTTGAAATGGCTGAGGAAAAGATTGCAGAAAGAATTGATGCTAATCTTCTAAATATTCCTGTTCAACAGTTGACGGATGTACCTCGTCAGATGTTTGAGACTAAAGTTACCAAGTTGTCAGAGAAGACTCAAGGTAATCTCATCATCAAAGAGTACCCCACTGCTGCTGCACACTCAGGACATTTCAAAGGTTTGTTGAATGAACTTTCATTGAAGAAAGCATTCAAACCAGATATTATATTTGTTGACTATCTAAACATATGTGCTTCATCACGTTACAGGGCTGGATCAAATGTTAACTCGTATTCCTATATTAAGGCGATTGCTGAAGAGCTCAGGGGTCTTGCAGTTGAGACTAATGTACCTATCGTCTCCGCCACTCAGACGACTCGTTCTGGTTTTAGTAGTAGTGACGTTGACCTTACTGATACGTCAGAATCCTTTGGTCTCCCTGCCACTGCTGATCTTATGTTCGCTCTTATTAGTACGGAGGAGCTTGAGGAGGTAAATCAGATCATGGTTAAACAGTTGAAGAATAGATACAACGACCCAACCATGAACAAGAGATTTGTAATTGGTATTGATCGTGCAAAGATGAGATTATATGACGTAGACCAGAGTGCTCAACACGATATTATTGACAGTGGGCAAGAAGTAGAGTATAATAATGAAGAAGAAACTAAAAAAATTAAAAGCAAATTTGCTGGTTTGAAATTCTAATGACTATTGATTTTAAAAAGTACGAGTCCTTTGTTGATGCTGTAACATCCGACGCTTCAAAAGATTTTGTTAATCTCGCTGACCGCATGGTTGAACTGGATAGAGAGGGAGCAAACATAGAAAGACTTCTTACTGCTGGTGTTGGTATTAATGCTGAGGGTGGAGAGTTTCTTGAGATCGTAAAGAAGATGATTTTTCAAGGAAAGCCTTGGAATGATGCAAATAAACATCATCTTGTAACTGAGTTAGGTGATTTGATGTGGTACATAACACAGGCTTGTATGGCACTTGAGGTATCAATGGAAGATGTTGTAGCAACCAACGTAAAAAAATTAGAAAAGAGATATCCTGGCGGTAGTTTTGACGTATTCTATTCAGAGAATAGACAAGAAGGTGATCTATAAATACCTAAAAAGCTACTGGATATGGCTGCCCTTAACTTTGGAGATTTATTAAAAATATTTTATTCTGGCGATTTGAAAAACCAGAAAAGATTTGAGATGATCACCAAAAAAGTCAAAGAAAAGACGCCATTTTTGATGACAACAGGTGAAACAAAAATATTAGAGTTTGTTTCTTCTACTGTAAGGACTAAATTTGAAGGTAAAAATTTGTCAGAGTTAGCTTCAGTTGCTGCTCAAAAAAATAGACCACTAAAAGACGAGGATGGGAATACCTATAGCGTAAGACAAATTGAAAAGACAGAAGAATTTGGTGGTCAAACTGGAGGTGGTAGAGCAGGCGGTGGTGCAGACCCACACGAACTGATGACTGCTGCTCTCATATCAAAATATGGATCAGCAGGGTCAAATAGAGTTCCTCCATCGGCATATAATACTCTGACTCAAGGAGAAAAAAATATAGTAATATTGAAATCTACAGCTGCCACAGTGCAAGGTTACAGACAAAAAGATATAGATGCATTTGATGGAGATTTCCAAAACTATGCAAAAGCAATATCAGCAGCTAATGGATTTTTAGGAGCTATGAATACTAGTTCTAGGGTTAAGAAAGTTTATATTACAGGCAAACAGTGGTCTAAAGAGATATCTAAGTATAGAGTTACTAACCATGAATATTTTGGAAAAAAAGATTACAACTCATCTGATCTAGTAGTTGATCTTTCGGCAAAACAAGGTAGCAAACCTGTGAGAGTTTTAGTGGGAGTATCACTAAAGAAAAAGAAAAAGTATGCAGATAAAGATCCTACAATTATTAACAAGACAGTAACAGGAGAAAGAGGATTATTTGCAGCATTAGGTGTAAAAAGTTCTGATATGAGAGAGGAACTTCAAGAACTTTATCAAGCTAGATCTCAGTTCTTTTATAACATGGTGGAAGCGACACTATACAGTCCAGATACTACGGCTGGCAGAAGAGTGAGAGATGCAGCAGTTACTAGTCTTAGTATTAAGGATGGTAAAAAAGAAGGACAAGATTTAGTCAAGAAAGAAAAAGCTAAACTTCAAGGTGCTATGAAAACTGCTCCTAAAGTACTAAAAGACATAGAGGAGAGAGGGGAGAAAAAAACACAAGAAGTATTACAAAAAAATATAAGAGACTATCTTAGTCAATTACAAGCTAATGTAAGCACAAACGAACACAAATCTAAGAAAGTCACTAAGGCAGCCGATAATATTGGCACCGATAAAGCTAAAGATGCATTGATTGCTAAGTTTCCAGTACATACTAAGTTAGATAACATATACTTTAAAAAATTCTTTTCTATAATGACGAGTCCTAAAGTCTCTAATCTTATTGCAAAAGCATTGATGGATATAATATTCAAATTAAAGATAAGTTCTTTAATGAAAGATAGACAAAAGTATAATGAGGTGTTTAAATTTACTCTGATTACTGGTTCTGGAGAATTAGTTAATGATACTGAGATAACACCCTATAGTCCAGCAGTAATACCAGAAGAGAATAGTACAGCTTTGATTACAGAAATGGTTAGTAACCCTGCTGCTTTTTATGAGATAAGAGGTTTAGTTGGATATACTCAACCTTTTGAGGGAGGAAAGAGTAAATCACTTAAGTTTGAACTGATATTGAACAGTTATTCAATTGTTGAAATAGAAATAAGATATAAAGGATCTGTCACTCCAGAACCGCAGTTTCAAGCATACATCACACCTACTTTTAAGAAACTTCTAAAAGATAGAGTATCACCTGATGTTAGATACTAATAAATAAAGTTATAATAGTGTATTCAATCCTGTGAAGTCGTTCGGACAATTCCTAAAAGAAGCTGTAAAGACAGCCGCATCTACTGAAGCCAAGATGAAAGGTCTAAAAGGTGACGGTCACGGAGGATGGTACGATGCTAAAGGAAATTTTAAAGCAAAAACTGTAAACGGTAAGTTGCAATTTGTACAGGGAGGAGCTCCAAAAGAGGCTGAAGGGCCAACTTCTACTGCACCAGCAACTCCTGATGCACCACAACAACAAGCAGCACCTATGCAAGCTGCACCTACTGCTCAACCTCAACAGCAACAACCAGAAACAGACGGTTCTAAATCTCCTGAGCCAGGAGACGCTCAACAACAGACTGCTGAGATCATGGGAACTCCAACATCTGAGGGTGCAGTGGTGGTGTTTGGTAGATTTAATCCACCAACCACAGGCCATGAGAAGTTATTAAAGTCTGCTAGCACTGAGGCTTCAAGAACAGGTGCTGATCTAAGAATATATCCAAGTCGTAGTGTAGATGCGAAGAAAAATCCACTACAGCCTGGAACAAAGATAGAATATATGCAAAAGATGTTCCCTGATTATGCGGAGTCAATCAAGGATGATCCAAATGCAAAAACTATATTTGATGTATTGATTGCATGTCAGAACCTAGCTTATAAATCAGTGACTATAGTTGTAGGTCAAGATAGATTAGCAGAGTTTCAAGGTCTTGCACAGAAATACAATGGTGATTTGTATGATTTTGAAGAGATAAAAGTCATATCTGCTGGACAAAGAGACGCAGATGCAGAGGGATTAGAGGGTATGTCTGCATCTAAAATGAGAGATGCAGCTGCAAAAGATGACTTTAAGGCATTTGCTAAGGGTATTCCTAACATAGGAAACATGGATAAGAAGAATTTATACAATATTCTTCAGAAGTCTATGGGTGTTAAGAAAACAGAACTAGCTGCTGAGACATGGCAACATGCACCTAAGTTAGATCCTTTTGGATTGAGAGTCGCATATTTAAGAGGAGAGTGTTTCAAGGTAGGATCTCTAGTGGAGAACGTAAACACTGGTGTTATAGGTAGAATTACAAGGAGATGTGCAAATCATGTGATAGTACAGACTCCAGAACATACTATGTTCAAAGCATGGTTGAAAGATTTAACGGAAGCGTATGATGTAGGCACAGATGAGTACAGGAGATATGTACAATCTATGACACCAGGCCAAGGTGACGTAAAGTTCCATGATAAACCAGATATCAAACCAATTACCACTGGTTCATA